GGTGCGCCCGTGTTTGTTCTTGCCAGAGACCCTCGCTCGAAGACCATTAGATTATTCTCAGGTTCCATTGTCCGTAGTCCGCATACCGTGGACCGTGTGCCTCCATTGATTTCCATTCCGGCCCGTCCCAGGCCCGTGGACTGGGAGCAGGTGCTGGCGCTGCTGTCTTCCTGGCTGCCGGGTGATTCTCCATTGTCCATTGCCACTAACCCCACACACCTTCTCCATTAGTATAGGAGCCGGAGCTGCAGCCCCAGGTGAGTTCCTGACTTGACACCAGTCCCTGAAGATGGTAATGCAGAACTATTCCTTCTTTGTTTTTGTTAGCCAAACACAAAAACGAATCGGCGAGCTGATGTCCTCGGCTCGCCACTCTTTCTCCATTCTCCATTGCCTGACACTGAATTAGAAGATGTACTAGTAGTATGAGCTGGGGGGCTCAGGAGCTACCTGCTGGTAAAAAAAATTACATTACCTCTTGACATCCTAACTAAATGGGACTATATATAATATATGGATCTGCGATATGTAAGGATATTAATAAGCCTTCACCCAGCTGGGTTGTTGATCCTATAATAGGCGAAAGTCCCCGAGCTAAGGCTCCGTGTTCAAGGCCTACAAACGAGGGGGGCAAGCATATGCTAACACAGAACTTGCACCCTCACATACAAAGGAGGAAAGATGAAAACATATAATTACGATTCTATTATCCATTTGCTGTTGAACAAATATGGTTGGGTGCGTGTGCCTTGGTTCGTGAGTCTTCAGGAGAAGCACGATGGCCGTTGAGTTCGGACAAATTTCCATTCGTGAGTGGCTCTTGGACACACAGGAGAGAAGCACAATTGAAGATGTGACCCGGCACGGCTGTCAGGGTGGTACCATCAGTGAGTTGATTTACTATCACGACACTTCCGCATTCTATGAAAAATATCAAGACGAGATCTGGGACAAATTAGAGAACACCAGGGCCGACATGGGCCTGGACTCCATTCTCCATTTGATTGGCACATTTAATGGGCATGTTGGTAGCGACCTGCAGCTCCGGAACCTGCTGGCCTGGTGGGCTGCGGAGATTACGTGCCAAGAGATCTGCATGGACTGGGACGATGAAGAAAGGGCGACAGCCTAAGTGCCGCCGTTCCTGATTTGGTTTGGCGTTTTCTGCATTGTCTCTGCATTCGTCATGTTCTCCATTAGCATGCTGCCACTGGGACTGGGGCCACTGTGCCGGGAAATAATTTCCGCCACGCTGCTGGTACTGGTTTTTGCCTTGACGCTCTCCATTCTCCATTTGCTCATACCAGTTGTAGTGCTGGTAGTATGGTAAGAAGTTCCCGCCCAGCAGGAGTTCCTGACAGCAGTGGTGTGTCAAAAAGTTATCCACAACTTTCTTTAATAAATACTTGTAATTAGTTAGGACATGATTATATATATAGTAAGCCAAAGGAGGCAACATGAACAAAAAGAAGGAAATAGACAAGTTAGCAAGGCTAACAATACTTAACAACTTCATCAGTTCGAAGTTGAAAGAACAGAAGAACTTAGTGAAGTCTTTTGTTACAAGTGAAGATAAAGTTCTCAAAGGCATGGAACATAAACTTAATGTCATTAACAGAGAGTACAAGCGTTTCGACTCTGAAGCGTTTAGAACAGATCAACCAGAAGTTTATAACTCTTATAAAACGAAGGTTGTACAATCAATGGAATTGAAGCCGATTGTTGACGCAGATCAAGAATCTGAGTTATTGACCGAGAACTTTCCAATGATTCAAATGCAATTGCAATCATCTAACTAGGCTCACGAATTGCTACATAGACACGAGGTCGATTGCACCTCGTGTCGCAAACCCTCGACCTTTCTCCATTCGTTGGAATTAAATAAGGTCTTGTGTATGTATGAGGGATAAGTTCCGTCCCGCCACGCTGGGTGCTGACAATCTTCTGTGCTGGTTTCCGTGCCAAGTCAATGAAAAGTTATCCACAACTATTTATAATAAGATCTTGTAATTAGTTAGGATATGGTCATAATAAAATCATGCCTAGAGATAACAACGATCTCATCAATCGACCTTTTGCAGATTTGCAAGAGCGTATGGCTGAAGTCGAAAGACTTAAAACTGATGAGTTCATAACATCAAGAAGAGAGGTAGATTATCGTGCTATTTGCAATTACCTTAATTCTGAAATTTTTCATCTTATTAGTTCTGTTGATGATCCTCAAGTAAAAGCTTGGGCAAGAAAGATTGTCACTAAATTACATAATATGGTGGGAAAAGATATCTTATAACCACGACTGGAGGCGCTTCTGCGCCTCCACCTGTTCCCCCATCTCAGAAAATAAAAAAAGCTAAAGATACTAGATATAGGAGTCACTTAAGCATATTTGCTACTAGATGTAGTATGTTTGCCAACCCCCACCCCCCTTAACGTCGATTATGTAACTAGCACAGGCACACGTAGGTTGAGTTTTACACAAATAGTTACTATGATATAAATCTGATATGCGAATGGACTTTGATGTCTCGTCAATGGACGCTCAAGAAGCGAAAGAGGCACTACTTAAATTAGAACTTAGAAGGACACAACTAGAACTTGCAAGTAAGGCAAGAGACTCCTTTCTAACGTTCGTTTCAACTGTTTGGCCCGGGTTCGTGGAAGGTGAACACCACCGCAGGATCGGTGAGAAGTTTGAAAAGGTACTATCGGGTGAAATTAAAAGATTAATTGTAAACATGCCACCAAGACACACCAAGTCAGAGTTTGCGTCATTTCTCTTTCCTGCATGGCTCATGGGCCACAAACCACAGACCAAGATCATTCAAACCACTCACACAGCAGAGTTATCTTACAGATTTGGTCGTAAAGTTAGAAACTTGATGGACACTGAAGAATATCGTAGTGTATTTACAAATGTTAAACTTAGTCAAGACAGCAAAGCGGCGGGGCGTTGGGAGACTAATTATGGCGGTGAGTATTTCGGTGCTGGTGTCGGCGGTGCTATTACTGGTCGTGGTGCTGATCTTCTTATCATTGATGACCCTCATTCCGAGCAAGACGCAATGTCAACAACAGCAATGGATAATGCATGGGAGTGGTATACATCTGGTCCACGTCAACGTTTGCAACCTGGAGGATCAATCGTCTGCGTGATGACTCGTTGGTCAGAGAAAGATCTGACCGGCAACCTAGTCAGAGCCATGAGTGAAGTCAAAGCTGACCAATGGGACGTGATTGAGTTTCCTGCGATCTTACCCAATGAGCAACCTGTCTGGCCCGAGTATTGGAAGCTACAAGAACTAGAATCTGTAAAAGCATCCCTTAGTGAGAGAAAGTGGCAGGCACAGTGGCAACAGAACCCCACCGGTGAAGAAGGGGCGATCATCAAACGAGAGTGGTGGAACAAGTGGGACAAAAAAGAAATACCGATGTTACGTCACGTTATACAGTCCTACGACACAGCATTTACAAAAAAAGAAACAGGAGACTACAGTGCCATATCGACGTGGGGTGTATTCTATCCTGATGAGATAACACCCAATATAATTTTGCTCGACGTGGTAAAAGATCGTTTTGAGTTCCCTGAGCTAAAACGTATAGCCATGGAGCAGTATAAATACTGGGAACCGGAGTCCGTGATCGTTGAAGCAAAGGCCTCGGGCCTACCACTCATACAAGAGTTACGTCAAGTCGGTATACCCGTTATCAACTTTACACCAAGCAAAGGCAATGATAAGTTGTCGAGAGTGCACGCTGTCGCTCCTGTGTTTGAGAGCGGTGCAGTATGGGCACCAGATGAACGCTGGGCTGAAGAGATGATAGAAGAATGTGCGATGTTCCCACACGCAGAACATGACGATCTTGTAGACTCCATGAGCCAAGCACTATTGAGGTTTAGAAAGGGAAACTTTGTTGCGTTGACAGATGACTACGAAGATGAGCCCACGGACCACGGACAAACGGAGTATTACTAATGGCCTACAATCCTTTTGATGAAGTAATCGAAAATGACCCTGCCTATAGAATGGTAAATGGTGGCGAAATTAATAATCCTGTCAGAGAAATACCTATCGCACAATCTGGAACTGAAACTGCTTTTGCACCAGCCACGGACCCTCGACCAGCTAGTGATTTAGATGCGTATGCTTTTAACGAGTTTAACAAATTAATTGATCAAGCGGTGTTACCTCAATATCGGTTAATAACAGGTAAAACTTTAGAAGAAAATTTTGGAAAAGATATAATGATGAGAAAACTATCGATAGGTTTAGCTTTCAGAGAGGCAGGACTACCTGTTGATCCTAACAAGGAATCTGTTACCTCTGCTGAACTACAAGATCCAGTGCTTAAACCTCTCTTAGATAAGTATGGATATCAACCTCAAAGTATTAGCGAAGGATTAGAAAGAACTGTAGAAACATTTTTCAGAGAGCAAAGAGAGGCTAGAGAAAAAAGACAAAGAGGTGAAAAACTTACTCCTATGGAGGAGATTAATGCTAGTTTACCGTCGGCTATGCTTGATGCTTTTGATATCACAGGTCTTATAGGGCTTGGTTTGAAGGGAGCTTTTAAAGTTGGTAAAGAAGCATTAAAATATCTTTTAGATGAATCTGCTAAGGGTACATCAAAAGATGTAGCTTTAAAAAATTTTTCAGAATTATTTCCCGAAGATTCAAAGGCTCTACAGATGAGTGCTGTACAAGATCAGAAAGATACATTAGCAGGAGGTGGATCTATACCTAAAGGAGTTGTCTTTGCAAAAGAAGATGGCATGGGTGCAGGAGCTGTAGAAAAGAAACAGACCCAAGCGACAAAGTTAAAAAAAACACAAGAAGAGTTATATGAGCCTTACCGACAAAACTTACAGGACTATTTAGCTCAAACTAATGTACCTTCGGTAAAAGGTTTTTATAATTATTTAACAGATAATAACATACCACTTACACTCGAAAAATTAAATGTGCCTGGTAAAAGCATTAGATACAAAGGTCCTGCTGAAAGAGTTAATAAAAATATATCGACTGAAACGAAACACCTAAATGAAGCAGCGGATTATTTAACAGGGGGTAAGAATCCCTTAAAAGAATTTAGACCAGAGTGGACTGGCACTGCTGAAAAAATTTTAGAAGCATCTGATAGGAAGCTTACTAATAAAGATATTTATGATGAGTTATTAAAAGCAGGTGTTCCTGAGTCAGAATTTACAGGGTCAATGCCTTTTTCAAAATATCAAAAAATTCAAGAGTTTTCTAAAAAAGATTATTTGAGCGATGCTGCCAAAAAAAATGTGGTGTTAGGTAAATCAGATTTTATAAGAGTAGAAAATTTAAATAAAGATTTAGTAGCTTTTAGAGATAAATTAATAGCAGATCCATCTTTACAAGGTAAAGGTATAGGCACCTATGCACAAATAGGAGGCAGGTCTTTAAGATCCATATTAGGTGATTATCGTTTAGGTGGAAGAAGAAATGAAGAATATGGTGACATACTTTCATCTGACCTTATTGAAGAAATTAGAGGACTAACAAAAAAGCCAACAGCACCATCAAGAGAGGGCGGTATTAGAGAGTATATTCCAGCTCCAACAAAAGTAGAAACTACTGAACCAGGTCTTTACGGTAAGGCTGCATACCCCACGGCATTACAAAAACTTGGTGATGCTTACAGAACTAACTTCAAATACATAGATCCACAGTCTGGAGAAACAGTATTTGATTTTACAAATTTAGAAAGTTTTGAAAAAACTGCAAGGTTATATGGCATAGAAAGAGTTCCTACCGGATCTTCAGATGCAAGATTAATGCAAATAAATAATCAAGAACCTATTTTAAAATTAGCAAGAGATATTGAAATATTACAAAACAAGTCAGGCGCTTTTACAAAAGCACAGATACAAGGATACTACAATGTTATTAATGATAGTAAAAAATTATCCAATTATACTAACAATAGATTTAGAGAAATAATTGAAAATAATCCTGAATTAAAAAAACAATTAATAAATGAATACACAGAGTATTACACTAAATTTCCTAAAACAGAAATTGTAATAGACAAAGCAGGTAAAGAAGTAACAAGAAAAATTCCTGTCGAAGAATTGACAGTTGATGATTTTATAAATGCAGCTAGTAGAACTTTCGATGGACACGTCTCACATATTTTCACTATATCTGATTTTCCGAGTGCAGGTAAGGGTTTAGAGGGTGTAGGTGATATATCAAACTTTGTAAGAAATAACTATGGTATTGAAAATATAGCTTTACAAAAAAGAGGAGAAAATGCAGTTGAAGCGGCTATAAAAGGCATAAATAAAAAACTTAAAACTGGTGCAGATATTACTGATGAAATAGCTACGTTACAATATTTTGATAAACTTTTTACTCGTAAAGGTATGGCTTTGTATAGAAGAATTGATAAAAAACTATTAACACCTGAGGTTATTGAAAAAATAAATTCTGGATTAGGAAGAAAAGGGGTTGCTGGGAATATAGCGGATAGAACAACTGACGGCAAACCTATACCTGATAATATAGCAGAAAAATTTAATGACATTTTTATTGGATCAGAGCAACCATTGACACTAGAACAGAATATTGCAAGGTTTGATGAGCTTATGGATTATTACATAAAAAACCCACAGAACCTTAAGGTATCAAAATCTAGTCAGCCACAACGCAAAGATATTTTTATAGGCACGTTTCCAGAGACCCCATATTTCAAAAGAGGTTTTATTGATACCTCTCTAGCGGTGCTTGAAAGAGAAACTAATTTTAAAAAAGGTGGTATGTCTATGGTCAAAGGTGGTATGGCCATAGGCGGTCAAAACTTTACAGAGAACATGAACCAACAACAGTTTACACCTGACCCAGGTATAGAGGGCATGAGTGCCTTTGACCAAGCAGTAAAGTCTGGTAATCTTACTGCACTAAATATACCAAAAATATTTAAAGGTTTGGGCGAAGCATTTGGTGTTTACACACCTAAGAAAGTTGGTAAGCCTTTTATTGGTGAAATGTCTGCAGTTACACCTGTAGAAAAAAGTGACTTTCCACTACAATCTTTTACCTTAGAAAAAATACAAAACTCACAAACAAATCAAGCAAAACCACAAGACTGGATTAATGAACTACAAGGCGGAAAAAATGTTGCACCAACTTCAGAGTTACTAGACTCAGGATTATTTCAATATCTTGCAGACTACGAAAAGTATTTTCCAGGTCAAAGAATATCCAAAGCAACATTACTTAAAGTATTAGAAGAGAATCCTATCTCTAATTTAAAAGTTAGAATAAAAGGAGCAGAAACAGGCGACCCTGCATATGATACGTACATGGGTAGACCTAGACATGAAAATGCAGGTAATGCCCAAATTGATGGAGTAGCCGAAGATTATAGAGAAGTTATTATTGAGGCGGGCACACTACCAACACAAAAATCAGGTGAAGAGTTTGTGAACAGCACACACTTTGCAGAAAAAAATGTTTTAGCATTTGGTAGAGTAGGAACTTATAAAAACTCAAAAGGTGAAAACGTAGCTGTTATTCAAGAAATGCAGACAGATTATTTAACGCAGGTTCAAAATGAGAGAGAAAGATTAGAGGCTCAAATAAAAAAATTAACAAACGATAAAACTAAAGCAGAAGAAAGACTAGCTGCTAACCCTGAGTCCTATGACGTTGAAAGAAATCAAAATATAATAAAAGAGGCTGATTCTAAATTACCTGCTTTACTTAAACTACAAGAGAGTAATTTAATTAAACCCTATCCAAACATAGCGGCTCAAGAATTGATACCTGGTTACAATAAACAGCTACAAGACTTGCAAAAACAAATTAATGATCTCTCTATGCAAGGTGTTAGAAGAGAAAATCCAGAGTTCTTGATGCAGATAAATAGATTAGAAGGCGAACAAAAACAAGTATTAGAGGCTTTATTAGATTTAAACAGAGCAAGTGGTTATGATTTACTTGCGAAAGATGTACAAGTGCCTGACATATCTCAAAGAGACGATCTCATTAATTATTCAGAAGGCTTAAATAATTATGTAAGTATGAAACCAATCAAAACATTTGCTCCAACACCTTTGAACAAACAAACAGATTACGTAGACGCAATTATAAAAGCAGTTATTAAAGACGCAGAGAATAGAGATATAAATAAAATTACCATTATGCCTGCAGACATAGGCCCTAACACTAGATGGGGCAAAGATAGTGAAGAAGCAAAAAAGAAATTTAGAAATCTCTATGACAAAGTAGGTATACAAACACTTCGTAACATTGCAAAAAAATATGGTGGTGAAGTTAGCGTAGAACAAATCATAGACAGTACAAAAGGATCACTAGGACTAAGATTTTTAAATAAAGGTGTAGATGGTGATTTTCAGTTCCTAAAAGAAATTGATATTGATCCAAGTGTAACGATTAGAAGAGAAGATTTAGGGCCATCAAAACCACCAGAGGGACTCAATGCTTTTCTTAACGAAGAGATATTAAGAGTTGCAAAAGATTATGGACCTAATGAAGTAGTTTTTAGAAAAGAAATCGCACCGGGTCAGACTATGGAATATTTTGTAAATGTAAAACAGGGTGATGTCATAGATCAAAAGTTTGACCTAGTGCCTCTAGGAGATGCAGATAGAGCAGAGAATGCTACTATTATTATTGAAGAGTATAATCCTCAGCAAGTGGACATGTTTGTTTTAACTCTACCAGAAACTAATAAACAAGCTCCGATGTACCTATTCAAGAAAAAGAAAGGTGGCATTATGGGAGATGATAGGTTAGTTTCAATTACAGATATATATGGTGATTACTAATGGCAGAAAAATTTGATAGCACTGCAGATGTGCCTTATTTAGCACGTGATGCAAAAACAGTTGGTCCCGGTGGCGGAGAAGATTTACAAGCAGAAGATGTAGGAACTACAGTTGATATAGAACAAACTAATGACGCACCTAATGTTGAAATTATCGAAGACGGATCTGCTGTTGTAGGTGAGCAGTTAGATGACATAGCCCTAGGTTTTAATTCTAACCTAGCAGAAAAACTTGATGCATCGTATATGCAAGGCTTATCTAATGAATTAATTGAAAAAGTAGACAATGACAAATCTACAAGAGAAGATTGGGAACAATCTTATACAAAAGGTTTAGACCTTTTAGGTTTTAAGTATGAAGAGCGCACTAGACCTTTCAGAGGCGCATCAAGTGTTAATCATCCTATGTTAGCTCAAGCTGTTACACAGTTCCAAGCAATGGCTTATGTTGAACTTCTACCTAGTGATGGTCCTGTTAGAACACAAGTGGTAGGAGTAAATTCACCGGAACTTCAACAGTCAGCCGAAAGAGTAAAAGATTATATGAACTATGAGATTACTCATGTCATGGAAGATTATAATCCAGAGATGGATCAATTGTTATTTCAATTACCCCTATCCGGTAGTGCATTTAAAAAGATTTACTATGATGAAGTTCAAGGTAGAGCTACATCGAAATTTATACCAGCAGAAGATGTGATCGTACCGTACGGTTGTTCTGATCTAGACGATTGTGAAAGAATTACACAAGTCGTTAAGATGACTAAAAACGATTTAAGAAAAAAACAAGTATCAGGATTTTATTTAGATACTGATTTAGAAAATTACGACGCAGGTAATCAAACAGATTTACAAGAAAAGAAGGACTCTATTGACGGAGAGTCACCGGGCACCTACGCATCAGATGATATGGTGGAGCTATATGAACTACATGTTGATTTAGACCTAGAGGGTTTTGAAGATATTAATTTAAAAAGCGGTGAGCCTAGCGGTATAAAACTTCCCTATATTGTGACAATTGACAGAGGCACTAATGAAGTGCTTTCTGTGTACAGAAACTACAATGAAGGCGATCCCCTTAGAAAGAAAAACGAATATTTTGTTCATTATAAGTTTTTACCAGGACTAGGATTTTATGGCTTTGGTTTAATACACATGATTGGTGGTTTGACAAGAACTGCTACCTCTGCGCTAAGACAATTACTAGATGCAGGAACACTCTCTAACTTACCCGCTGGTTTTAAATCTAGAGGACTGAGAATACGAGATGACGATCAGCCTTTACAACCAGGTGAGTTTAGAGATGTAGATGCACCAAATGGAATAATTAGAGAAGCTTTAATGCCTCTTCCTTATAAAGGACCTGATCAAGTCTTAATGCAACTTTTAGGTTTCTGTGTTGATGCAGGAAAACAATTTGCTGCAGTAGCTGACATGCAAATGTCAGAGATAGGTAGTTCACAAACTCCTGTTGGAACAACAATGGCACTAATGGAACGTGGCACAAAAGTTATGTCTGCCGTCCATAAAAGATTACACTACGCACAAAAGAAAGAATTTAAACTTCTTGCTAAAATATTTAAATTAGTTTTACCACCTATGTATCCTTACAATGTTGCCGGTGGTCCAAGACAAATTAAGATGTTGGACTTTGATGATAGCATCGACATCCTACCCGTATCTGATCCAAACATATTTTCAATGTCACAAAGAGTGACTCTTGCACAAAATCAATTGCAATTAGCTCAGTCAAATCCGCAGATGCACAACTTGTATGAAGCTTACAGAAGAATGTATACTGCACTTGGAGTTAAAGATGTGGAACAAATATTACCCATACCTCAAGGCCCACAGCCAAAAGATCCTGCACAAGAACACAGCGTTGTATTAATGGGTCAACCTTTACAAGCTTTCATGGAACAAAGTCACGATTTACATATTAAAACACATAGAACTTTTATGTCGTCAGCCTTAGTAAAAACAAATCCAATGGCAGTTGTAAATTTAGTTTCTCACATTAACCAACACGTATCTATGTTGGCACAACAAGTAGTAGACAAGGCTTTGATTGAAGAAGCAGAAAAATTACGTAAACAATTTGGTGATCAGATACCACCACAAGAATTACAAGCATTACAAGCTAATAGACAAATGCTTATTGATGAACAAATTATGAAAATTACAGAGACAATGGTCGCTGAAGAGGCAGAAGCAATGCAAGAACAAAACGTTGACCCTCTAGTATTACTGAAACAACAAGAATTACAGCTTAGACAACAAGATTTAGAACTAAAAGCACAACAACAAGGAGAATCACAAGGTCTCAGAGAGAATCAATTTGAATATAAACAAGATTTAGACGCAATGAAATTGCAAAAAGACTATGACTTAGCAGATTTAAGAGCCCGAGTTGCTTTGGAAAGGCAAAATGCCACTAAACAAGAAGGGTAAAAAGATAAAAAAGGCCATGTCAAAGACATATGGTAAGAAAGAAGGTGCAAAAGTGTTTTATGCAAGCATAAATAAAGGAAAAATTAAAGGAGTTAAGAAAAATGTTTAATTTGTTAGTTGGCCCACTGTCAAATTTGGTCGGTAATGCAGTAAAAGGCTTTGTTGAGACTAAAAAAGCTAAAGCAGACCTTGCATTGACTGAAATTAAGGCACAAAAGAGCCTTAAAGAGGCTCAAATTGCAGGAAAAATTAGTTGGGAGGCCTCAGCGGTCGATCAAATGAAAGGGAGCTGGAAAGACGAGCTAATTTTAATATGCTTGTTGGTTCCGGCGGTGGCAGTATTCATCCCCGGATGGACACCACACATTAAAGCAGGGTTTGAGGCATTACACTCACTACCTGACTACTACAAACACCTTCTATATATAGCTTGTTCAGCAAGTTTTGGTATTAAAGGTGCAAAAGGAGCCATGGGCTTAATTACAAAAAAGAAATAATTGAAACACTCATACTTTAAAATACCGGGTTGGTTTAATTACTCGGAAACCTACGACATAATAGTTGACAGAATACCCGATAACGGTGTCATCGTAGAAATCGGATCTTTTTTAGGAAGATCCACACACTATTTAGCTACCTCACTAATGAATGCAAACAAAGAAGATGTAAAAATATATTGTATTGATACCTTTGAAGGTTCATCAGAACATGCAAACATCAAATTACCTAAAGATTTTATGCACATGACAAGAGAAAATTTAAAATTTTTTGTGGGTAGAAATATGGTTAATCTTTGTCAGGGCAGGTCAGATAGTAAAGAGATATTAGATAAGTTTGCAGATGAATCTGTTGATTATGTTATGGTTGATGGTGCCCACGAGTATGAGCCAGTCAGAGATGACGTTATAAATTGGTGGCCAAAACTAAAAAAAGATGGAGTTATGTTTGGTGATGATGTTGAATTGACATCCGTGTTAGAGGGCATGAAGGCAGGTTTAAGAGATAGAAAGATGCCTACATATGGCACTAATAATGGAAGAGAACAAACTTGGTACTGTACAAAAAACGGTGACAACCAAGGTTTAGAAAAATTAATACCAGGAGTAAACGTGCTACATGAATAATGCATTTATAATTTATAATTTAAAAAAAGAACTAAAATCAATTTCAGAAAGTTTACAAGAAAGTTTATCACAAGGGGTTGAAAACTTTGAAGAATATAAGTATATTCTTGGTAAACTACATATGCTTGACATATGCCAACAGGAAATTTCTCGCCTGCTGGATAAACAGGAGAAACTTGATGACTAAAACATTATATGTGCCAGAGCACATAAAACAAAAATTTGATAATCCTAAAGAGGCTGCAAAGCCTCCTATGAAAGAATTAGATAAACTTCCAAAACCCGTTGGCTGGCGAATATTAGTATTGCCGTTTAAAGCATCTGAAAAAACAAAAGGTGGTATTTTATTGACTGATAAAACTATGGAAGATTCACAATTAACTGCAAGTGTTGCAATGGTATTGGCTGTTGGTGACGATGCATACGCAGATAAAGAAAAGTTTCCTAATGGTCCTTGGTGCAAACAAGGAGATTGGGTCGTGTTTGGCAGATACGCAGGATCAAGAATAAGAATAGATGGAGGAGAGGTAAGACTATTAAATGATGACGAGATACTCGGCACTGTTGATAGTCCAGAGGACATATTAACAATACTATAACATGGAGGTACCATGCAAACAGAACTTAAAACTGCAAAAGACGAAAAACTCGTAGACCTAGATA